TCGGTCAGGCTCCATAACGTCTGTATTCCTCTACCCTGTTGTACCAGAGAGGCCCGGCGAGGTCCTCGACGGCCGAATTTATCCCCGGGGCCACATGAATCATCCACCGGCGGCCGATCAATACCCCCATGTGCCACACGTACTTCCTGATCCGCAGCAGCACGGCGTCAAAGGGCCGCGGCCTATCGACCTTGACCCAGAGGCGATCCTTCTGGAGCGCTACCGCCCGGGCGATGCGGACGATGTCGGCGATGGAATAGTCCGGCGATGCCGCACAATGCCCCCCCGCGACGTCAAGCTGCGGGGGGAGCGTGATCCCCAACTGCTCGCCGTACACCAGGCACAGCAGGCCGTAGCAATCGCAGCCGTCATGCGATCGGCCGTTTTTCCGGAAGGGAATGTCCAGGTATGCATCCGACCAGTTCATGTTCATGCCGTCCTAGAACAGTCCAGGGAAGTAGGCCGGGGAGAACGATCCCGCAGGACAAGGCTCCTTCTCCAGGGTTTCCAGCCAAAGCGTCCCTCTGATCGTCGTGTCGTCATACCGGATATCCGTCAAAAGGAACGCCGGCCAGGTCGCCTCTACGGTGCCCAGGGCGTTGTCCATGACCAGCTCGACCGTCATCGCCAGCGGGCTGGAAATCTCCCGGATGGTCCGGGTGTACTGCCGATGGACGTTGTCGATCTCGATGATCATCGCCCCCGGCCCCTCGTCGGTGTCGGAGGGCAGACCAATCCGGACCGGTAGGAAAATATACGTCTGGCCGCGGGAGATGGTCCCGTAAACCACCTCCGCATCCGTGGTCAGATCCGGCAGCCGCTGCGTCGGGTCCGTACTGATGCGGATCGGCTGAGAAAGGCTCTCGTGAGCGATGGTGATCAGGGCGATGAGGACGCGCCCGGTTTCGGGGGCATAGGCGGCCTGGCGGAAGTTAAGGGATACCATTATGGGAGAATCTCCAGCCTCATCGACACTTCGCAACACTCCCCGGAAATGGCCGTCCAGGAGGGCGGCTCCGTGAACCGCATCTCCACCGCCGCGCCGCCCAGGGGGCGCTTCCAGGCAAACCGCAGGACGCCGCTCAAAAGGGAACCCTCGTAGAACGCGATGAATTCCGCCAACTCGGCCGGGGTCATCCGCTGCATTCCCTGCAGAAGCTTGGTGGCGGAAGTCATCCGCCGGCGGACCTTGGCCGGCCCTACGTCCATCGGGGAGCGCAGGAGGTTGTTCGGCAAGGCCTCGGAGTATCCATCCTGGAAGAGGTCCTGGGGGAGCGTCGCGGGCCAGGAGGGAACGCTCATCGCGCCACCAGCCTTTCCCGGGCGCCAAAGCTCTGTCGCAGCGCTCGGTTCGATCGCGTTCCGAAGGTGCTCATCTTCCGGGCTACCGCCGCGTCGATCATCACGTCGATCTCGATCCCGCCGGGCGTCTCGCGGGTCTCCTGGGCGATCTCCGAGTCGTTGTGGTTGTGGATGTTCACCGTCACCGCGGGGGCGGCGGCGCCGTTGGTCCGGGCCAGCCCCCCCAGAGCCTTGAAGGCTCCCGCCAGGCCGGTGAGCCACTCATTCTGTTCGGCGGTGACGTAGCGCTCACCCACCCGGTTGATGGTCATCCGCTCGTCCGGGGCCAGGCCTCCGCCGTGCCGACGAGGGATCAGCTCCGGGTTGGCAACGAAACGGTAAAAGGCAGCCGGCTTTCCGACCTCGCCACCGCCGTGCGCCCCGGCGTAGCTCCCGCCGGCATAGCCGCCGCTGGTCGCCATGCCGCCGGAGATGCCGCCCAGACCGGTCGCGGCTGGCGCGAAGAGGCCCTTCAGCCAGTTTCCACCGACGGCCGCCAGGGGGCCGGTGATGCTCTGCTGGATCTGGATCCGGATCAGGTCCCGGATGATCGAGTCGGCCAAGTCCCGGTAGTTCAGCTTCATGGTCATGACGGAGTCGGTCAGGGCGTCGGTCATCCCGTCAAAGGCCCGGGTGACCGCGTCATAAAGGCGTTTCCCTGTATCGGCGGCCTCGTTCGCCACGTCATTCAGGCCGCGGGCGATGGCCGCGAAGGGATTGTGCAGGTCCGCCTCCCGGGTCAGGCCGGCTAGGGCCTTGCGGGTCTCGTCGATGGCCCGGGCCTGGGCGTACCAGCCCGTGGGGTCCTGCTCCTTGGAGATGGCCATGAGCCCCGCCTCCTGGAGGGCGAGCATCTCCTCCTGCAGGCGGATCCGATCGGAGATGGTCTGGCGGCGGGCCGCCCCGCCGGCCTCGGCGATGTCCAGCTCGGCGAGCTGCCGCTGGATCTCGGCTTCCCGGATCGCCTTCCCCTCCTCGGCGCGGATTTTCTTTTTCTTCTCGCTGGCGGACTGCAGGATGGCCGTCTCGCGGTCGGCCCAGGCCCGCACGCCTTCGAGGGTCGAAAGGTCGTAGGCCTGCATCGCCAGTTCGACCTGGTGCTTTGCGGCCTCGTCCACCTGGGCCAGCCTTTTGTCCAGCTCCGAGGCCTGCGTCTCCGTGAGGCTCCGCTCCAGCGCCTGCATGGCCTGCCGGCGCTGCCGCACCGCCTCCCCCTCGGCTTCCATCTCCCGGGCGGTCTCCTCCGCCCCGGCAGCGTGGCTCGCCCGGCTCTGCTCCTTCCGGGCCACGTCCTCCAGCGCGTCACCCCATTCCCGGATCAGAGCCGTCGCGCCGGGCAGCTTGCCGTACTCCTTGATCAGGTCGCGGGTCTTGGCGGCGATGTCATAGATCTGCTTGTCCAGGCCCTCCATGCCGGAGGTGGCCATCTCGTCCCGCAGCTCCTGCGCCGCCTTGGCCCACTTCTTCCGGAGGTCTTCCAGCTTCTTCGACGGGGCATCGTCACCCTCCCGATCCGGGGATCGCCGGGGCGCTGTGGCGGAGGCCAGGTCGTCTTTGGGGGCGAACATCAGCGCGAAGTTGTCATGCGCCTTTCCGGCCAGCTCGGCGGCCGCGCCGGCGGCGGTTTCCGCCTCATTTTTCCACTCCTGGGCACGGCGCCGGAATTCCGCGGCGACGTCCCCCCAGCTCATCAAGTTGCGCAGTTCGTTCCACCCCTGAAGCAGGCGGGCAACACCGGCATAGGCCTCGATGGCGCCCGCGGCGATCGACTGGAACGTCCCTGCCGCGCCGGCGCCGACACGCAGCAGCCCCTGGCCCATCTCCAGCTTCAGGTTGGCCACCTGGGTGGTCAGCGCTTCCATCCGCTCCTTTGCGGTCAGGGTCCCGAGGTCGTGCCGGGCGAGGGCCTCCTTGCCGGCGTCGAGCGTAGCGTTGAGGATGGCGAGCTTCTTTTCATTGTCCGTCAACTCGTCGGCAGACTTGCCCAGGCTCCTGGCCATCGCGTCATTGGCGGATCCGACCTTCAACGTCAGGCCGAGGTTGTCCAGGATCATCGGCGACGCCCGCCCGATGCCCGTGGCGATGTCGTTGAAGGCCTGGGTGGTCGTCAGGCCCATGTCCCGCCCCTTGGCCCGGGCGATCAACATCAGGTCGCCGAGCTTTTCGATCGGGATCCCCAGCGATAGGGCCTTATTCATCGACTCGGTGAGCGACTTGTCGTCGATCAGGTTCCCGGAGAGCTGCCGGACGCGGGAGAACGTGGCCTCGGCGTCGGCTCCCATGCTCTGGGCCATCGAGCGGAAGGCCTGGTGGGACTGGTCGTACTGGGCCGACTGCTCCGCGACGTTCCAGGCCTGGCGCAGCAGCAGGTAAGCGCCCGCGATCTTGGCCGTCGCCATCAACCAATCCTTCTTGATGTCGGTGATGGCCGAACGCGCCGTGGTCTTCGCCGCGTCGACATTCCGGTTCAGGCCGTCGAAAGCCGCCCTGGTCCGGTCAACGGCCGTGAGTATGATCTGTATCTTGTTGTCAGCCATGCGCCTCTTCCTTCATAACGCTCACCGCCCGGCTGCAGGTGCTGCAGTCCGTGTTTCTTTTGGCCGCCCGGCAGGCGATGCAGAATTCGTCCTCCAGCCGCGCCTGCTTCTCTTGGTCCGTCTCCCCCAGCAGACAGCGGATAACCGCCTCGCGGAAGAGAATTTCACGCATCCGCCAGTCGATCCAGGGGCGGCACTCCTCATGGGTGTACCCCCAGAGGATGGCGTCCCGGCGGGTGATGTCCCCGCCGGCGATCAGGACGCAGATAGCGTCGATTGGGTCTGCGGATCGCTCCCCGCCGCGCCCTGTACGATGGTCTGCGCCAACCCGCCCAGCCGGTTCAACAGTGAAGGGAGCGGGTTGCAGTGAAAAAAATCCTCGGCCACCTCCAAGACCGTCTCCGGCGTGGCCGTGAATTCGAGGTCGCCAGCCAGGGTGGCCAGGTCCTTTCCGCGGAGGTCTTCTCCCTCGGGCGTCAGGACGATCGACAGGAGCGCCGGCGCGTGGTCCTGCACCAGATTGAGCAGTTCGGCGGCCCCGGCCCCGCCCGGATCGCCAATCCAGCCAGGTATCTCGATCCCCTCCAGCAGCCCCCGCATCTGCTTGAGCTGCCCCAGCACCAGGGGCCGCTGGATGTAGGTCTTGCCGCCGATCTCGTATTTCTTCTCCATGACCCCTCCTGTTGTTGTCGCCGAATTCGTTCAGCCCGTCAGAACGTTGCGACAGGGCTCAAGAGCACCATCCGCAGGGCTGCGGCGGCCGCGGCGTCGTTGTAGTAGGCCTCGAAGGGCAACTCCACCAGGAGACCCGTGGGGCCGGAGATGACCGGGGACTGGGGCTTGAAGATCGCCTCGTCGATGAAGAAGCTCAGCTTCTCGTTGCCGGCCGTGGCGCCTGTTCCCATCCCCTTGGTGAAGTGCGCCTCCAGCGAGGTTTCGCCGTGGGACACGGCCAGGGCATAAAGCGTGTCGTTTTCGAAGAGGACCGTGATGTTGCCGCTCACCTTGGCCTGCCCCTCGGGGAGGCTCCGGCGCTGGCCCGTGCCGTCCATGACATAGGTGTTTCCGTCCAGGCCGTTGTCCAGGGACAGGTCGATCGCCGTGATGATCCCCAGGGGCGCGCCGCCCTGCTTGACCGATCCCTCGAAGCCGTCGAACGCGGTGTGGCCCAGGTCCGTCGCTGTGGCGTCGAAGCTGGCGGCACCGATGGTCTCCTTGGCGCCCATCAGGGAGACGGAGCAGTCGATCGTCCCCTCGGTCTTGGCCGCGAGCTTGAAGCTGGCGACCTTGCAGCCGTTGTAGAGGAAGTATTTTGCGGCATCCAGGTCGGCGAACTGCTTCTCGATGCACAGCCCCGCGGGCAGGGCGCCGATCTTGTAGGTGTGCGTGTAGGGGGCCGCCTCCCCGGTCTTGGCGTAGCCACCGAAGACATGCTTGAAGAGCCTCCCGTACTGGGGGGACAGCTCGAAATTGATGTCGCCGGCGATATCCACGTTGCCCCGAACCGGGGCTTGGGGGTTGCGGTCCGCCCGGAGCGTCTTGCTCTCGATGAGGTTCCGGTTGAGCCGCAACGATTCGCTGACAAAAGGCAGGAGCATTGCATCCGGAGCGGCCGGCGTCGTCTTGTAGATGGTTTCCGTGTCGTAGATGATCTTGGCAGTGGCGCCTCTTTGCTGCATGGCTTATTCCTCCTTCTTTCCGGCGGCCTTGCCCTGCCGCTTGGGGGTCTCGGCAGCCGGCGCCGCCGCGGCTTCCTGAAATTCCTTGAGCCGCCCCTTTTTGAGCAGGGTTTCCGCCAGGGAATCGTCGATTTCCCGGGGCTCACCGAGGCGGAACGTGCCGGCCGCGCCGAACGTCATCCGGGCCGGGCCTTCGTCGTAGTAGAGCTTCATGGTCCTCCTATCCGGACACTTCCGTGTCCATGCGGTATTTCAGGCCGTAGACCAGGAGTCCCCCATCGGCCAGCACCAGGTCCTCGCCGACCGGCCACAGCCAGCCCCAAGGGGCTATGGACCGCCCGATCAGGGCGGTGCGGACCCCCTCGATGATCCCATAGGCGGTGACCGAGCCGGCCTCCCGGGAGCGCATGCTCCGGGCCGCCAGGACCACCAGGAACTCCATCCGGTGGGGGGCAGCGTTGCTGCCGATGGTCTTCTTCTCCCCAAAATCAGCGCCCTGGTAAATCACCGCCAAGGCGGGCAATTTCTGGGGCACCTTGAGCAGATCCTCGATGTCGCCCTGCCAGCCCTCGACCCGACCCCGAACCCCCGGGATTCCCTCCAGGGCCTCGATGATGCCGTTCTGGATCTCCTCGATCACGGGTCTTGCCTCCTAAAAATGCTTCAGCTTCTGCCGGGAAAAGACCCGGTCGGCCGCCGTTCCCGTCGCCAGCGGCAGGTCGGCGGAGGATTTTTCCGGCGTTCTGACCCCCAGGCCGATCTCTCCGGAGAGCACCTTTTCCAGAAACCGGACGGCCCATTTGTTGCGGTCCGTGATCACCTCGGGGATCTTCTGCTCGCCCCGGCTGTGGATGTTGTAGGCGGCGATGTCCGCGCTGATCTGGCGGATCTTCGGCGGCACGGGCGACAGGGGCAGCGGGTAGCGGCCCTGGCAGTAGGCGTCGACCGTGGCGTCCGCGTCGGCGATCGCCCCGTCGAGCCGCTCGATGATCTTCGCACAGTCCGGATCCGCCGGATCGATGGCTGCCGGATTGAGATCTTCGTCATCCGTCAGGGCGATGAGTACCTTTTCCGGAATCCGCTTGACGATCTCCGCCAGGGTGCAGTAGGGCATGGCCGCCGCTCCTTATCCGCCGGCCCGGAGATCGGCGTAGAACCGCTCCAAGTCCGCCTTCTTGAGCCCCTTGACGGCCGCCTGCGGGTCGATCGCCAGGATGGCCGCCGTGAGCTGGGCCACGGTCAGCGACGGGACGGCCCGGTTTCCCGCCCCTTCATCCCCGCCCGCCGGGGCGGGGAGAGATTTGGGGGTGGCCGGAACGGCGGCGGGCGCCTTGGCCGGCGTCGGCACCGCTTCGGCGGCCCCCAGGCGTATCAGCCGGGCGGCCGATCCGTCCGGGACATCGAACGTCTCTCCGGGCCGGACGTAGCCGGCGCCGGTCTTGATCAGGTGTTTGGCCTTGAGTCTCACTGGTCGTCTCCTTTCACCGCTGGGTCGATGCACCGTTCATTCCCCTCCCGCCGGGGGAGGGGAATGCTCAACCTTGCCCTCCCCCGGAGAGGCGATTACTGGACGTTGAGCGGGCCGACGACGGTCGCCGAGACGAAGGCGTCGGGCTGCAGCAGACCGATGACCGGCGCGGACTGCACCATGATCCAGCGGACGCCCGGGTCGTTCTCCAGCCAGGACTTGGGGAAGCGGCTGACGGCGAAGTTCCCCGGGGCCGCGGCCATGTCCTGGATCGCGCCGTAGAGCTTCTTGTTGGCGGCCGCGGTGCTCCCCAGCCAGACCTTGTCGGCCGGAACCATCGGCATCTGCTCGCCGGTGATGTCGTCCACATACCACTCGAAGTACGTGTAGATATCCACGCTGATCCCGGCCTCGTTGAGGGTGCCACAGAAGGTGACACCTTCCGGGAGCTGCTGGGGATCGATCTTCCCGTTGCTGACCTTGAGCATGTCCATCCGCTTCTGAGTCTTGGGATGGTTGTTGTAGGCCCGCCAGGCGTCGAGGCCC